CACTTTGAATACTGTCATCAGTGTCTAACTCAAATACTTCTTGCGTCTGAGTATCTGCAGGTGTCACTACTTCGGGAGCTACGACTTCAGGTGTTACTACTTCATTTGTTTCTTCAGGATCACCTCTTAAGTAACTTAATACACTAGATGCAACAGCAGGAAGTCCAATGCGACCAGCAGTTCCAAGTGATCTTATAGTCTCCTCTACAGACCCACTGTTAGTTGAGTCAGAAGAATTATAATTTATTCTAGGAGGTAAACCTAATTGTTCTTCTATTTCATTTCCATGTCTAGCCATTAGCGTTTACCTTTAATCTAAGCTGCTTAAGCGCAGTCAAAGCGTGTACTGCACCCTGCATTCTATTCATAACTATAGGGTCATCCGTCTGTGAAAACATCTTGTAACTGTTTTGAATGCGCTCCTCTAGTTCAGCCTCAAAAGCATCCCATAAGGGTTTATCGTTTGTGAGTTTCTTTAGTTGGCTCATTTCTTAGGAACCTCACCTAGAGCCTGTAAAGTCTCATCTTTATCTTTGACAGGCTTTCCTTGAATAGCCTCTTTTAGATGCTTACCTAGTAAAACTCCTATGCTCATTATTGTGGCCTTCCAGTAAAGCCTTGTTCTCCCGGCGCAGGTGCAGAGCCTACTCCAATGTTACCGCCGCCCCCGCCTGTCATATCTTGTGGACCTGTTGGCCCTGCTCCTTGAGGCGGGGGAGCACCTGCTGGACCTGCAGGAGGAACACCAGCGGCAGCTGGTTCAGGTGGAGCTTGGAAACCCTTGAGGATTTCAGCCTGTACTGCTGCATCTTGAATAGAGTTAGTTACTTTATCAGGATCAAGATCCATGCTAACTGCAATCTCACGTATGATGTAATCCATCTTAGCAAACGGTGCAAGTGTTGGGTTCTGTGCAACCTGCAAGAACTGCATCAAGCGTTGGCTACGTACTTCGTTAGCCATCAGAGACTCAGTACCTTGAGCTTTAACTTCTAAGTCACCCTTGATCTCTGGGTCATAGTCAAACTGCATGTTAAAGCTAAAGAAAGCTTTGCCTAGGGGGTTAAGCAAGTAGTCATCTACGTTCTTAATAACAGTACGAATAGAACCGTTAGCTGCAGACATAAGCATAGAGATACCAGAAGCTGTACGTCCTACGCCTGACACACCTGTCTGACCGTGTGCAAAGCTAGGGAAGCCTGTACTCTCATCAGCAAGGACACGAGCCTTGTCAAAGAGTTGCATGTTCTCACCAGCTACGTTAGGAAAAGATGTACCAAAGATGGCCTGTCCGGGGGCACCCCCTTGGCGTCTAAAGACTTTGCCGGGATACACTGATAGGTCTTGGCCCGGCACTAAGTTTGTCTCATCAACCTCAATCAATAAGTTACCTGAGAGTACAGCATTGTCTACAGCCATACGCATGAAGCCATTCATCAACGTCTGTGTGTCATCCATGTTCTCAGCAATACCTACACCAAAGAAGCTATAAGGATTAACTTCGTAAGGTACAGCGTAGTAAGGAATGAGTGCAGGCTTGAATGGGTTCATAACCATACGTAACACTTGACCGTTACATATCCACAAGTTTACGTTAAGCTGCTCTGCATCTTTTAATGCACGAGGTATTTCTATATCGTGGTCTTCTAATACTTCACGATCTACAAAACCCCAGAACTCTTTTACGTCATAGCGTTCAGCTTTACTACCGTGCTCATCATCCTCCATCGCTTGCTCCCACCACTTCTTCTCATAGGATTCACCCATCTTGAGAGAGTTGTCGATAGCGTTGTCACGAAAGAAAGGACGCCCTTTGAGAGCACGAAGCTGTGAGCGTGACATCTTGTGCCTCTCAACAATGTACTCTGCCTCATCCATGTTAGCAGCGTCAGGGTCAGGGTAGAAGTTCCAGATAGATACATTGCTTGTAGAAGGAACAGTCTTTATAGTAGGATCATAGTTACCCTCATCATCCCAGTTAGGGTACTCTTTGTTTACAGCAAACGGCCCTTTCATTATACCTGTACCAAACAAAGCACATTCAAATGCAGCAAGGCGAAGCTGTTTGTTAGCCCCACTCTCTTCTAGCTGATCGTGTATCTTCTTCTGCATCTTCTTAGCTGCAACTTTAGCAGGACTAAAAGTAATAGCAGTAGGAGTTGTACCCGGACCTTCAACAACTTTATCTTCTACAGGACCAAGCTTACCAGCTAAGGCACCCATGCGTTCCTTTAGTTGATCCATTGTTTCGCCGGGAGCAAGACGATTTTCTTCATTAGTGAAAGGAGTAAAGGCTTTTTCTACAGTATCAAATGCTTCCTCTGCTGCTGGATCAGGGTTAGAGTCAAAGTGTACAGTATCCGCTACGCCCTCTGGAAGACTAGTAGGATCTACAACAATAGGAAACTTCTTGTTACCAAAAAGAACATCAACAATCTGTCCGTAGGCTGCAAGAGTTTTAGTCTTAGTTACTTTTACAAATACACGAGAACGTTCTGCCTCAGTGAATTGTACTTGTGGATTATACAAGCCACGGTAATTACGGTAAGCCTTTAACCAACGTTCTTCATCTTGCAGTCGGGAGTCTTCAGCTTTCTTAAAACGATTCTCTACAAAAGAGATGATAGTCCCAACAGAAGCATCAGCTTCGTAAGAGTCTTTCTTTACATCTTTAATAAAAGAGGAATCAGAAGATTCAATATTCTCTTCGTAGCTTTCGTCAAAGTCTTTAGGGTCCATACTCAATATCCAAATGTTGGGTCAGACGCTTGAAAGCCTGATCTTGATGTTGCTGGATCGTAGTCAAATAGAGAGCTACGGGGTCTTGTCATAATACCATATCTTAAAGCGTCATACAAGTGGTCTTCTGCATTTGTATCAACGTCTTCTGGATTACGTTTATCTAAAGGAATACTTGGTAGCTGTGCTACAAGGTTAGTACAAGTATTAAACATTACTAGTCTAGGTTCATCTGTAAACTCATCTACTTGAAGTCTACGGTGTAATTCATTCTTACCAGCTACACGGGAACCTTTAGAACGATCCGAAGGACGCCAGCGACAACCCCTCATATTCATTTGTTCTGCCAGTGAAGGCCCTGTATCGCCTCTTTTATGCCATAAAGAGCTATCAAGTACGCCATAACGTATGCTTCCATCTTCAGCTTCTGCCCTTAAGATCATGTCAGCTAAGTCTATAGCTGTAACCTTAGAGCAGTATAACTCCCTATATACTACCAACTGCTCAGAAGGACTGACTGCAAACCAGACAACTCCTGTGTAACTACCATAACCATAGTCACATGCTCTAAATCTTGCCCAACTTCTGGGTATATTGTAAGGTTCTACAGAGTGTATCTTACGGTTAAACTCAGGAAATGCTGCTCCTTCGTTAATATCCCAATCACCATCAAGTAGTTGCTTACGTTGATGCTCAGGCATAGACAAGAGCATTGCTTCGTAGTCACCACTCTCAGCTAGGTAAGGGTTATCAAACAAACTAGCAGGTATAAACTTACGTTGGAATAAAGGTACACCTTCTTTACTGTGTCCCTTAGGGTAACTTAGTGTATCTCCAGTTTCAATATCAGTAGCCCAGAACGATGTGTTAGGTGTTGCTGGATCAATAAACATTTTCTTAACCCAAGCATGACCGGGGCCACCGGGATTTGTTGTAGCTCTCATGTACAAGCCCAACTCAGCGTTAGCGGATCTCAAGCGACTCCTCATATAATTCCACGAAAAGGGACTCTTCCATTGGGTCAACTCATCGAAGGCTACATAGTTAAACGCCTGTCCTTGGTAGCGCATAACGTCAGTCTCTTTATCCAAGTAAGACATCCAGAGCCTGCCACCCCTTGGTGTAGTCCACTGCTGCTTTCTCTCTGACCACTTAATACCCGGAATAGCTTTAGGGTATAACTCTTGGCTCTTCTGTATAAGCTCCCTCAGTTCTTCAGTAGTGTGACGTACAAGTAAGCCACTAAAGTCTTTGTTACCTAAGTTACGTAAAGGGTCAGCTAACGTGGCATACGACTTACCACCACCAGCTGCTCCACCATACAATACTTCCCGTTCATTAGCAGCCAAGTAGTTAGTCTGTGGACCGGGATTTGGTTGGAAGACTATCTCTTGTGCACGTTCTACATCATATGTATCAGGTATTGCAGTAGCGTATACTTTATACTCTGGTTTAACTTCCTCAGTCTTTATAGGTGTAGGTGCCGATTCTTTCTTTTTCGAGCGTTTCGTATTGTGCAATCGTTTCTTCGAGCCAGCTGGCGAGTTTACGCTTAATTGCAGCAAGTGATTTACGTCTTCGCTCGACATCTATACGTTTCTTAAGCCCATCATGAGTTATGCTTCTGCCTGATTGAGTAGTTAACCAAGCAGATACTTCCCGATAACTATACTGCTTTAAATGCTTCTTTGCAAGCTCTAATAATTCTAATTCTCTTGATATAGGCATTAACCAAGAATCATCTTCAGTATCTATTTCATAACCAAAAGGTACGGACCTCTTAGTTAATCGTGGTACTCTTTCCCAACTCTTTATATTGTTAGGCTTTGGCAACATCCAATAACCTAACTCTGCTTTCTCAAAGTTAGTCTTACGTTTCATTGCTTTAATTAGCATCCTTAGGTGGTAGGATGAACAGGCCACCACTAGACTCTACTGCAACCTTTTCAGTTTTAACAAGGCCAGAACGGTCTAGTACCTGACCTGCTGCAATCATACGTTCCTTAACGCCTAACTGCGTAGGGTCATCCAAAGCCGACCCATAAGCAATAGCAGCTTTTGGGCCAAGTCTTGACATGTAGCTTTTAGTAGCTTCAAATATTTCATCTTTAAGAGCCTCTGTAATTGAACGTGTAGGTGTACCATCACTATAGCCAGACATACGTTTAGCCATAAGAACATCCCCAGCCGCCTCATCAAAGAGTACTTCTAGAAACTTCTGCTGGTTATCTGTTAGCTTCTTAGCCATAGTATCATTACCTTTAACTAATGTTGTGGTATAGGTAGTTATAACATACTAGTAATAAAAATGCAACTACCTTCTAGCAAACACATTTATTACAGGAACACTCTTTATTTAACACTGCAAGTAATATACGTTTAAAATATCGCTTCATGATTTTTTCCTATACGGTTTTACTTTTGCTGCAATCTTTTTCGGTTGAGCCACATACTGTTTACCCGCAGCATTTCCCTGTCGCTTAGATCGTGTTGTAGCGGCATACTCAGCAGAACTAAGAGACTTAATAGCTTTCTTAGGGAGGTAGCGTTCTCCCGTAGCTTTTGGCCCTTGGGTAGAAGGTTTACCACTCTTAGTAGTCCACTTTTGTTTAGTCCAATCAGAAAGACTTTTTTGGCTTTTACTTTTTGCCATCATGCTTTTTCTGTACAGCAAAGTTTGCAGTAAGTGATGCCCCCTTGTGAGGTACAAACTTAGCTACATGTTTCATTAGCTTCATACTACCATCAGTTTGTTTCATCCAATGATAACCTTTAGGTGCGTCTACCTTCATGATGTATATCCTCCGCCTTTAGCTTTATATTGTTTAGCGACCATCTGTGCTTTCCTTGCACTCCACTGTCCGGGGCTTCCGCCTTTACCGCCAGCCTTAACGGATGATACAAGAGACTTACGCATAGTAGGCTTAGTATAATTCCCAGCCGCATTAACGCCAGACTTTTTCTTGCTCGTAGAACTTGTCTTGGATTTCACCACGGGTAATTCCTATATCTTTAAGCATCTTGTCTGACATATTGTGTAGCTGCCAGTACTCTGCTCTTCGCATTTGGTTACGTTGTATCTTCTTGAACAAACGTTTAAACATGGTATAACTCCTCTATTACCAAGGATAGTTATACCATGTCTAGCGTTGCGGGACTACATACAAGAATGCAATCCCGCTATGCGTAGTAGTTACTTCTTCTTAGCTGCAGGCTTCTTAGCCATACCGCCATACATGTAGCCACTCTTCTTAGACATACCACCAGCCATCATCTTAGCTGCTGGTTTCTTCTTAGCCATACCGCCAGCCATCATTTTAGCTGCAGGCTTCTTCTTGGCAACTCCACCCTTATTCATTTTGCCAACACCGTCAGCAGCGTAGGCTGGAACTTTCTTGCCGTTCTTCATAGTCATAGGCATCTTAGCCATTATATCTTCCTTTTTTCTAATTTATGATAAAACTACACGTACTAATGTACTTGTACTGCTACCACGCCTATAGTTTAAAATAGTAGCATTGCCTATAGCTTTAGGTACTACAAGAGAGTGTACACCAGCAGGAAGCATAATATCACTATCAGTAATATCAGCCTCTGCTACTCCAAACCCAATGTCTAAAGCGTGACTTGTTTCAATAAGCACCATCTTAGCGTCAGTGCAAACTACGTGTGTAGTAGCAGTATCACCTAGAGTAACTGCGTCTTCTACAGCCCACCCTAAGTGTTCTCCTACTAATGCTGCTTGATCAACCATTGGTTATTTTCCCTTAATGTACTGAGTATTCTAACTCAACAGTAAACCGACCTGCAGTACCATCTGCGTTCATAGTGGTAGTAGCAAATACATACAGATTATTGTGTGCAATAGCTGCCTGTACTAGAGGATCAAAAACGTGATACCCTGCTGCATCCAAATCAATATCAATTTCAGTTACTGAGTCAGTAGCAGAGATACGTGGATTGAATGATGCAACACCTGCACCTACAATTTCTGTACCTGAAGATACAACAGCAGCATTAGTAGCAATGCC